TAGAACGAACGTACCTAGATCCATTGAAACCAATGAAGCGAGGACATGTTCGTGGCCCTGGCTTTGTAGGAATCTTAAGTGCTGGACTAGGAGGTGCTACGACTGGGCTAAGCACCGCAAGCTCAATTAAAGATGCTGGCTTCAAGTTTGAAGGCGGTAAATACGTTAGAGGCTAACCATGCAACCATCGTTAACTAAGAAAACATCAAGACGTTCAATGGGTGGGCCAAGTATGGGTGCTGCCTCTACTCCATTTGAAGAACTGTCGATAAACGAACCAGCATTAAGACCTCAAGCTGCACCTGTATCTAGCTTTGTTCAAGCACGAAGTCCTAACGCACCAGGGCCAGTTGTGCTTAGCGATCCTCAACTAACACCAGAACCAGCGTCTATAAGTAATCTTGAGAAGCTTGCAAATGAACTTGGTTCTTTAAACACAAACTTGCAGCAATTCGCCACTGCTGGTATTCAACGTGCGAAAGATGTTGATGAAGAAAGAAGAGCAACAGCCGAAACTATTGGCAAGTTATCTAATCAGCAATACCCAGGTCAGACATACTTAGACTGGAAAGACAAAGTAGAAGCTGACTTAAAGAAAGCAGATCCAGCTTCAGATAAGGCAAAGAAACTTCAATCTTTATTTGACAGACTTCAAGCTCTTAACCCTGTAACAGAAAAATATGCAGAGCAATACAGATTAGCTGCTCAATTAGAAACTAATATTTTAAACTTTGAGAATAACTTCCATAAAGCAAGACAGATAACAGGAGCCGATGGTGAACCAGTCAATAGAGAAACATTGTCTCCTGAGTCGGTAGAGTTTAAGAATCATTTGTTTGGCATGGTTAATTTGCCGACAGATAAAATAATACAAAAAGAATACGAAGAGAAAGTTAGGGCTGTTTACAAGTGGGGCTTTCAACAGCAGTCAAAAGATCACGGAGAATATAAAAAACAAAAATATATCAGCAGCATAAATGACAAGATCAATGTATCTTTGCAAAACAAAAAGACTACTTCAGTGCAACTTGCGGCAGAGATAAGTAACGCTGATGCAGGTATTAGAAAGAACCTTGGAGTGGAAGCACATCAAGGATATAAAGAATCTATTCCAGATAACTTAACTAATAGTGTTATTACTTTGTCTACTGTTACAGAGAGAGATGGAGCAGGTAATGTTATTGGTCAAAAGTTAGACAGTCAGCTATTTAAGTATTACTCAAACAAAGCAATGGAAGCTTTTCCGTTGATAATTATAGGGCCAAACGGAGAGAAGTTAATAGATAGTTTAGAGCCAGACGCAGCATTATCTTTAGCACAGCAGATGATGTCTACGTTCTCTGAAATCAACAAGAACCATGAGAATATATCTAAAGATTTAGGAGAAGAGATAGGAGAGAAATATGCTGTTGAGTTTAAATTAGGTGACGCTGATACTTATTCTTCTACAGCAAAAACAACCGAAGCAATTAACAAAGCATCTACCGCTATTAGTGCTGATGGTCAACTAACAGGAGATATAGTTGCGACACAAAAAGCAAAGTCTTATATAAATAGTATTGTCGAAGTTAATCGCAAGTTATTCTCAAAGCCAGTGCAAGAGCTGTTCATTGAGAAAGGTAATGCAATCGTTAACAATCCTGATTTAGATGCGACAACAAAAAGAATAGGAATAGATAACTTAAGATCGCAAGGACTAACTGCTAAAAACGCTGGCCCTCTCATTACAAGAATAGATAAACAAGATGAGGTTAGAGATGATGGCTACGGTAAAATTATTAGAGAAAGAATCAACAAGGCTAAAGGCGGATTGAAAGATCAACTTAGAAAAGCTATTGCAGCAAGAGATAACATCTTGGAAACTCAATTCACTAGCAAACAAGAAGAAGAATACGAACAATTCTTTACCGACTTGAACACAGCAAGAATGAGAAACAAAGAAGCAATATTTAGTCAGCCTAACCCTGGCAATATGTCGGACGAATTATGGTTACAAGAGAAGATGGGTCAATACAAGAGATCAGATACTGATCTTGTTAATGCAGCAGCAGATAATATACAAAAAATACGAGATGAACTTCCAATTATTAAGGCAAGTCAAATCGAGAATTTAGAAGAAGCAATGAAAGAAACATCTACTCAAGGACAAAAAAATAGCTGGACAACTTCTATAGGAAGAACAAAGATAATATCTACCGAAACATTCAAGAATGAATTAAATACTTTGCTATATCAAAACCAGCTAAGTCCTTCTATGATTAAACTTTTAGATAGGATAGGTTGGAGAAGGAAAGAAGGAAACAGACCTGGAGATTTCTTTGTAAAGCAGTATTCTTTTCACTTTTCTACACCTATGCCAGACAAAGTTAAAAAGCAATTAATAGAAGTTGTTAACGAAATAGCAGGCAGAAGAGGACTAAAAGCATTTGACATGAATCCAGCAGGCAACCCTGTTTCAGATTTATAAGTAATCTGACAAGGGTAGCTCCTGTTATTCTTTAATAAAATGCCTGAAGAAATTAAAGAGAAGAAAGAAGGTCTTGTTGTCGAAGAAATTAAAGACGACATGCCAGAAGCTTCTTTTGAAGGAGACTTTTACAAACCTAGTGAGTTCTCAGTAGAAGGTATTGATCGTGGTATTGTCGGTGATATTGTTGGTCAGATCCCTGTAGCAGCAACTGCTCAGACGTATGGAGGTGGCCTAGGCGTAGGTCTAAGTAATTTAATTCAAGGGAAAGGGTTAGAAGAATCAAGTAAACAGGCTATTGAATACATACAAGAAGATGCTGCTGGCCCAGGGCTAGGAAACAAGATAACAAGAATGATTTCTGCTGGAACAGCAAGAAATGTTCAGAACGTAGGAAATATAGATAAACGACTTTCAGGAGCAAAGCTAGGAGATGGAGATGCTCGTATCTTTTTTGGAGAACCAGTACCAGATTTTCCTTTAGAAGGTGCAGTGGAAGAGTTTGGTGCTACTGGTGTTCAGTTTGCGGAATTTTTATTCCTGCTTAAACACGCTGGCAATGTCATCCCTAGATACACTGGATTCAAAGGAAAGCAGTGGATTGGCAACAAAATTGCAGAGAGTGTACCAGCAAGAACAAGAACAATACTTGATAACTTTCAGAAAAAACTTCGCACAGCAGAAGGTGCTTTCGGTAAATCAAAAGTAGATATTAATCTAGGTAAAGGTAACAAGATAGAGATACCTACAAACCCAAGAGTTCCTAGAGGGATTCCAAATCCTCTTAAGAAAAATACTCCTATCAAGCTACCTAAAGAACTAGGAGGTAAGAGAGTTCAAGACTTGCTTTTTAGAGGAACAAAAAAATCTCTAGACCTAACATCAGAACTTGCGTTAGAAGGTTATCTCTTTGACCAGCTTGACGTTAGAAGCACTATGGTCACAGGAGAATATGACGAGAACGGAGCTTGGCAGCCTTACTCTGGATGGCCTGCATGGACTGATCTTTACAAGAACAGCCCTGATACAACTTTTGCAGAAGCAGGTAGCAAACAAGGTCTTGCAGGCATTGTCTTGGGAGGATTATTTGCTCATGGATTTGAAGGTGTAAGAGCCTTTAGAGCATATAAAAACTTTGGCCCAGTCTTTGACAGAAAGTACAAAGCTCAAACTAACTTAAGAGCCAAGAAGAGACTTACGAACGGAGAAGCAGAAATTACACCAGAAGTTGTAGACGAAGCTTTTAACAAAGGAAACGAAAAAGAATTAAGAAGAATCAGAGTCGCAAAGATATTGCCTGAAGTTGTCTTTAAGCAGCCTGAACTTATTGAGACACCAGAATTAAAGCTAAGGCTAGAAGAAGTTTACGAGGCAGAAAAAACAGTTAGAAACGACCCCGCAAAAGCTGACTCAATTATTAATGCAGAACCTAGTGATGCAGAGTTTGGTCAGAAGATGGGAGATCTTATAGAGGCTGGAGATGATCTTAGGAAAGCAACAGAGCTAGGAGAAATATCTACACCTGAAACTGCTGGCAAATACAGGATGGAGCAGATTAACAACATAGATGTTCAGCCTCAAATCATGCAGTTCAAGGCAGCAGGAGTCTTGAACAAGTCAGGAGTGTCAGGTGAACTAATAAGAAAAGCTCCAGAGTTTGACCAGAAACTTGCTGGCCCTATACAAGTCTGGAGAAACCCAGAAACAAACAGGCTTACTGTCGTTAATGGTCATAACCGTCTTTGGCTTGCAAAGAAAAGTGGAAGACTAGACATTGCAGTAGAAGAAATATCTGCAAGAAATGCAGCAGACGCAAGGACACAAGGGGCAATGAGAAACATTGCAGAAGGTCATGGAGAGTCAGTTGATATAGCAAAGCTAATGAGAGATGCAAGCATTACTCCAGAAGATTTAGCTGCTAAATATAATCTTGATATCGGAACAGCTAAGACGGCAACAGGGATTGAGCTATCTCGTCTGCCTTCAGAATTATTTACCAAAGTCATTGATGGTGAAATAGTTCCTGATAGAGGTGCAGCACTTGGCTCTATTGATGGATTAGATGATTCGATTATCAGGGAAGTAGCAAAAGAAGGAAAGGGTTGGTCGGCACCAAAGTTAAGAGAAGCGATGAAGATTGCTGCTAATGCAATCGTTACTACTGGGGAAGAAGGATTCTTGAAAGACCTTGGGATGAGTGTTAAGAATAGTGATTTTAAGAAGAGAGCAGCCGTCAATCAGTACGCAAAGAATGTACTTAGGAATGAAATTCGTGCACTAAGAGCAGTTGCAAAAGGAGGCAAAAGCCAAGAGATCATTGAAGCTGCTGGCAATGTTGTCAATGTCGAAGGAAGTAGAGGAGCATTGGACGAAGCAGCAATACTAAGTCAAAGGTTTAACGAAGTTGCTTTAAATGCAGGGCCAGTAAAAACAATTTTAGATGAAGTCGTAGAAAGTATGCAGGGTGCTGGTGATGCTGCTGCAAGACGAGCAGTAGACAAACGATTAGCCGAATTAAAAGAAGCTATTAACCAAGAAGTTTACAAACCTCAAGTAGAAGATCCTTGGAAACCTGTAGATGTAGAAGCTCCTCGGAAAACAGAAAGAGGAGAAAGAGCCTCGGCAGAGATTCGCAAGCAAGCAGAAGAGATAGAAGCAAAAGTTGAAGTAGAAAATCCTACGACTACTCGCCCTTACGAAAATCTTGATAAAGAAGAACTCAACGCCTTGCTAGCTGCAAAGAAAAAAGACCTACTAAGCGAAAGGCAAGTTGCAAATAGAACAGCAAAGATAAAAACACTTGGAGCGATTGATCCAGCACAAAGAACGACAAAACAAAAAAGAGATTTAGCTAGAGCAAAAAGAGAACTTGCAAAAGATCTTGATGCTAAAGCTGTTGTCGAGGAGATGGATTCAAAAACTATTGACCAAGAGCCACCAGTCGCTGAACCACTTAAGACAGCAATAGAGAAAGTAAGCAAGAAAACTCCTATCTCAAGATTCTTGCGGATGGCCCCAGAGCAAGACCAAGCAGAGATTGCATTGAACAGACTTGTCGAAGCAATGAACAAGTTTTCTGATGGAGCAAGAGGAAACGCAGGAGCTATAGATACAGTTGGTGACTTAATAAACCTTCTTAATATTGCAAGAGTTGCAACAGAAGAAGCAGTTCAAAAAGCTTTAAGAGATTACGAAAGAGTTGTTATCCATTTACAGCAGCCAATGACCAAGCTATTCCCTTGGACTAAGGCACTTCTTGATTCAAATAGAACAGCAAGAGCAGCAAAACTGGTTGATGAAGCTGGTCTTCAAGATCGAAGGATTCAAGATTTAGGGCCAGAGCCTGCACATCCTGACTCTTTGATAGGAGGAAGAAAGAAGCTAGACACGGAAGCAAAAAGAAGATGGGATGCTCAGAAGATTAAACACGAAGAGTATTGGAATAAAAGAACAGCAATAGAAGAAGAACTTGGCTTAATCGAACCTAACGAAACAAGAATAGAAAAAGCAGCAGAGGACAATCCTGGCGGTTCCTTGTCTGGTGATATCCCTGAGTTTCTAAGACAGCAAGATCTTGGCAACGGCAGAACAAATAAATTTAAAGGAGGGCCAGAAGAAAGACAAGATTTTGCTGACTATATAAAACTTAAAAAGATTCTTAATCGTGTCGCAGGTAAAGACGTAAAGCTAAAGATTGAACCTGAATTAAGAGGTACATATTCAGAAGGGCAAGCTGCCGCTTATGGCATGGAAGCTGGCACTCAATTCGAAGGACTTGGCATGTATGGGCCAAGAGAACTTACTGATGAAATAGACGACATTGTTTTTATTGCTGCTCATTTAAGAGACAAGAAATTAAATTTTAGGACAAAAGAATTTACTGTATTACACGAATCGTTTCATCGTCTTCAGTGGAGATATTTGACACCAGGGGAACTTAATACTCTTGTCGAATTTGATGACGAGATCAGAGCATTGGCTGCTGATGTCGTTCAATCAATGGGATTAAGCTCAGAGTTTGCAAGATCTTTATTAGATGGAACTATCTCTAGTAACGAAGCACAAGCTATTGCGTTCTCAGGATGGGGCGAGTTTGGTCATCTTTACACGAAAACAGAGTGGAGTAAGCCATTTAAAAAGCTAGCTGAAATTATTAAAAATGCTCAGAGATGGTTGTTCGAGAATAAGAGCTATACAACTTTTGATGAAATTTTTGAACAAGCTTACAAAGGAGACATTGCACAAAGAAAACCTTTAGGTGGTTACGACTCAAACTTGGCTCAGAACATGGTCAAGAGGCAAAGAAGAGATCCAGATATTATGCCAAACGGCCCTTTGATGGTTGCAGACAACAACAGCAAGGTTCCTTTTGAAGGAGATGAAGGTTTTGCTAGAGAGTTTGCTGAAATTCTTGAAAGAAACAAAGGCAAGATTGCTAGAGGTGAAACAACTCCTGAAGAGCTATGGAGCGAAAACATGTTCCAGAAAACACAAAGCCAGCCAAACATTGTCAAGGCTGGCGATAAAGCAAATAAATATATTTACAACCACCAAAGCGAAAACCTTCTTGAAGGTCTTGACGCAATGGGCAGGGCAAACATGGGTGCAACAAGGTCAAGCATGACAGGAGCACCTACCTTCGATGGTATTCAAGTTCAAAAAGATAGTCATAAATGGTTTGAAGAAAGAGGAGCTAATGGGGCTGAAATACTAGGTGGACTTGAATCTTTAACAGAAGGTTTTACTAATCACGAAGTAGGTGCGTTATACAGAGCAATGGACTTTGCCGACAAACTACAACTAAGAGCACAAATAGAAGCTGAGATATGGAAATCAGCAGCAACTAATCCAAAGGTTGATCAACGTGTTCAACTTGCTCGATTAGTTAGATCCGCAGATTCGGCAAGACGGATGCACTTAGCAATTATGAATATCACAAGAAGATGGGGTCAACTTGGTCAAGAGATGCAGCTACCTAGAGACATAGATACTTACCAAATACCAGACGATTACAAACTTCCTACAAGAGGAGAAAGTGTTGTAAGGCAAGCGTTAGAAAAAGAACTTGTACCAACAGAAGGTATGGCTGACTTGGCGACAAAATTTAAGGGATTAAAAGAAGCATTGGAGATAGGTCAAGTTGACCTTGATACAAAAGTTGCTGCCGATGAGATAGCTGATTCTGTGCTCATTGCTTCTACTTCTCCTAGATCTGCTACTGGAGTATGGGGCAAGTTTGACGGAGAAATATCTAAGGCAGAAAATCCTATTAAAGGTATGCAGTTAGCCAGAAGTGCAAACCTAATAAATGGAGGACTAACTACCTCTAAAGCAATAGTCAACGGAGTATTCAATATGGGTTTACTTGCTATAGAGCAAGGAGTAGGAGGTGCTATTTCGAGAGACTATGGCAGAAGCCTTTATGCGGCTCAGATGTTTGGAAGCTATCTAAACAACTTGCAAGCAGCTTTTAGAAACGCAACTATTGCTTTCAAAACAGGAAGACCTCTTGGAAACCTAGACAGATCATCTTTAGATGTTCTTGGAAAAATTGCAGACGAAGATGCTCAAGGAGAATTGTTTGCAAACAAAACAGACAGGACAGGCTGGACTATTAACACGATGGATATGGAGAAGCAATGGGCTGAAACAGAAGTAGGTAAAATTCAAAACGCATTATGGCAAGTTCTAGGAAGTTCAGGTGCAAGACTTGCTGTAACTGTTGACTCCTTTAACAGCACTGTTGCTGGCTGGAGCTACGAGTTCTTCAGGCACATGCCACGAGGTATGGAACTAGCAGTAGAGGCTGGACATAAAAAATTCAGCAAAGAAGCGTTTGACGAAGCGTTTAAGTACGCAGAAAAAAGAGTTGATGGTGCAGTTAGAGGTGCAGTTATAGACGGCAAAAACATGACAGAAGTTGCATTAGATAGCCCTCACGCAAAGTATTTTCAAGATGCAGTTAACTTTACTGAAGACATCTTGCCTGCAATGGAGGCGAGAACAATGGGAGATGGCCTTGAAAGAGGTAGAGCAAAAGGGCTGGAAGGAGAAGAGCTAACTCAATACGCAACAGATTGGGTTAAGAAGGGAGACTTTGTTCAAAGAATTGCAAATGGAATGACTAATGATTGGGCTATTAACCCTGGAAGATGGGGTTCTATCCCTGGAGTTCTTTTAACAGAGTCAGCAGATTTCCCTGTCGTTGGGCCAGCAATTAGGTTTGTTCAACCATTTATGAGAGTTGCGACAAACATATTCAAATCTTCTTTAAGAAGAGGTTTTGTCCCTGGCACTCCAATTCCTACTTCAATCTTTGTCGATTCTTGGTGGAGAGATGTTGCAAGTGCCGACCCAGGAACAAGACAAAGGGCAATGGGAGAAGTTGCAGTTGCGGCTGGTGCTGCTCAGTTGTTAGCACTAGGAACCAATATGGGGTTTGTTCGTATCAACGGTTCAGGCCCAGAGGACTACAACGCTAGACAGAAATGGATTGCAGACAGGCAAATGACACACAGCTTGCAGGTGTGGGATGACGATATTAATTACTGGAGTGCTCCTATTTCTTTGGCAGCATTTGAACCTTACGCAACTGTCTTTGGGTACATAGGTGATTACAACGACACCCAAGCAAGGATGACAGATGACGAAAAGAATAAATCAGCAGCAGCTTTAACCTTTGAATTAATGCAATTACAGCTATCAGGGACAATCAAGAAGACATACTTCTCAGGAATAAACGATTTCTACGAAGCAGCTTTAGACAAGAACAAGGTTTTATATGGCAGCACAAACAGAATCAGCAGATTTACTGGATGGCTTCAAAAAACTCTTGCTTCAACTGTTCCTCTTAACGCACCTGTTAAACACATGAGGATGCAACTTGATCCTACAAGAAGAAGAATTGAGCCTGATTTAGCTGGTGGAGTAGGTGGCTATTTCAACGAACAGTTTGCGGCTGTCAAGCAAAACATTCCTGGGTATTCAAAAGAAAATCCAGCAACCCTTGATTGGAGTGCCCCAGGTGCACCACCAGTAGAAGCACCAAATCTTTTCTTTACTAAAGATATGGCTGAAAACTATCCTTGGGTTTCAGCTTTTACGCAATACGTTCCAATTATCGGTGCTTTCCCTGTAGGAAAACAAGTTACAGATCCTGTTAAGCAAGAAATGTATTCCTTGCATGGCAAAGGAACATCGTTCCTAGGGCCAACTGCAAGTGATTTTGGTAGACCAGACCTTTATTTAACTCCAACAGAATTAAATAAATACAAAGAAATATTTGCTAATTACAAAGACGTTAATGGATTAACTTGGCATCAAAGAACTACACAGTTAATAAACGGAAGCTTCTACAGAAGCCTGCCAGATGAAACACCTAGCTCAAAGTTTGCAAGCAAAAAAGCTGCTGCAATTCAAATGCTAATCACAGAATACAAAGGATACGCTAAAAAAATCTTTGAGGAGACAGTACCTAAAGGAATACAGATAAAAGAAGCCAGAGAAGAACTAGAACGGAGAAACCTAGAAACAGAGGTTATGATGCAAAATAGAGGTAATGCGTCACAATTTAACCAGAAGGTTAATTACTAAGCCATGAGTTACACAGCATCGTACATAGTAAATTCTTCGTCAGCACAGGGTACTACTGACTTTCAGTTCACCTTCCCTTACATCAAAGAAGAACATATTGAAGTCTTTTTAAACTTCAGCAAGATCACTCAAGGATCAGGCTCGGCTCAGTATCAAGTAATAACTAACGTATCTCCTAAACTTATACGACTTAATACAGGTATAGCGTCAGCAAACTTAAGAGTAGAAGTAAGAAGAAACTCATCACTTGGTTCACCTCTTGTCGATTATGCAGACGGTTCAACCCTTACCGCTAACGACTTAGACACAAGTGCTTTACAGAGTTTATATATAGACCAAGAGCTAAAAGATAACCAAAGCAAAACAGTTAGTGTTGACGAAACAACAGGACTACCAACTTTAAATAACTTAAGATTAACTAATGTTGGAGATCCAACAGCAGCACAAGACGCAGCAACTAAAAATTATGTAGATACAAACGATGCTTTAAAAGTTAGTAAAGCAGGAGACACTATGTCAGGTGCACTGGCAATGGGGGCTAATAAAGTAACAGGAGTAGGCGACCCAACAGCAGCACAAGATGCAGTAACAAAAGCATACCTAGAACGTACTGGCAGTATTACTTCTACTCAAATTTTAGACGGAACAATCGTTAATGCAGATATAAATGCAAGTGCTGCAATTTCAGGAAGTAAATTACAATTAGCTTCTGGATCTAACCCAGGTGCTTTATCTACTAGCGACTTTTCTAAACTAAGCAACATTGAAACAGCAGCTACTGCTGATCAAACTGATGCTGAAATAAGAGCAGCAGTAGAAGCAGCCAACGATTCAAATGTATTTACCGATGCTGATCATTTAAAACTAAACGCTATAGAGCCAAGTGCAACGGCTGATCAAACGAACGCAGAGATAAGAGCAGCAGTAGAAGCAGCTAGTAACTCTAATGTATTTACTGACGACGATCATTTAAAATTAAACGGTATAGAGACAAATGCTAAAGACGATCAAACAGCAGCAGAAATAAAAAGCTTAATAGCAACATCACCGTTAGATGCTTCTCATTTAGCAGCAAACTCAGTAGGAGATTCCGAGGTAGTTACTGGAGCTTTAGACAACAGGTATTACACAGAGACTGAGTTGTTAACTGATGGTGTTTTAGACGCTAGGTATTACACAGAAAGTGAAGCAGACGCAAGATTTTATAACTTAGCTAGTGGAGAAGAGATTCAGTCTGGTGAAACATGGTCTGCTGCTGATAACAAGATTGCAACTACAGCAGCTATAGATGCTCGGATTACTGATCTTGTTGAAGAAGTAGGCGGCTTTGTTCCAATAGCAAATGAAACATCATTCCCTGCTGCAAACCCTGACATAAATAATGGTGCTGGAACTTTAGTTAGCGTCAAAGGTTTTGCTTCTTCTCATACCCCCTCTGGTGGAAGCGTCACTATTGCAAACGGAGCAGGTTCAGGAAATACAGTAACAATTACAGGATGTGGCTCAACAGTATTAGCTGCTGGTTTTGGTGGAATTGTCGAAACAACATCAACACTTCATACCTATACATTCCATCGCTTAACTCCTAAAGCAACAGAAGTCACAACTGTCGCTGGCAATATTACAAACATAAACACAGTTGGTAACAACTCTACCAACATTAATACAGTTGCTGCTAACAACTCAAACATCAATACTGTTGCTGGAATAAGTGGAAATGTAACTACTGTTGCAGGTATTAGTTCCAACGTAACGTCAGTTGCAAACAACAGTTCCAATATTAATTCTGTTAACTCTAACTCAAGCAATATTAATACTGTCGCAGGAGCAATCAGCAATGTAAATACTGTTGGAGGAGCAATAGCAAATGTAAATACAGTAGCGACAAATATAAGTGGAGTTAACGATTTTGCTGATAGATACCGTGTCGCAAGCAGTGCTCCAAGCAGTAATAACGATGAAGGAGATCTTTATTTCGATACGACTTCAAATGAGCTAAGAGTTTATAACGGATCAGCTTGGCAAGGTGGTGTAACAGCGACAGGAAACTTAGCAGGACTAGGTGCTAACACTTTTACAGGGGCACAAACTTTTGCTGCTGGTCAAACTTTTGACGGAAGAGATGTATCGGCTGATGGCACAAAGTTAGATGGCATTGAAGCAAATGCAACTGCTGACCAGACAGCAGCAGAGATTAGAACACTTGTAGAAAATGCTGGTGATTCAAACGTCTTTACTGACGCAGATCATACAAAGTTAAATGGTATAGAAACTGGTGCTACTGCTGATCAGACAGCAAGTGATATAAAAACATTACTGCAATCTAGCAAACTAACTACTTCTGAAATTGCCGATGATGCAATTACGGCTGGCAAAATAGACGATAATCAAATTTATTCATCTCACATTGTTAATGGAACTATTGTTGATGGAGACATAAGTTCAAGTACAGCCATCTCAGGGAGCAAGCTACAAACGGCAAGCTCAAGCAATGCTGGCAGCATGTCGGCTGCTGAGCATATCAAGTTAAGTGGTATAGAAACTAATGCTACTGCTGATCAAACAGCAGCAGAGATACTTACAGCTATTAAGACTGTTGATGGTGCTGGCAGTGGATTAGATGCCGATACGTTAGATGGTGTTGAAGTCAATAGTCTCTTAAGATCTGATGCTGCTGATGAAGCTAATCAAGACATCACTTTTAGCGGTGGTGCTGGTGCGGTAACTATTAATGCTAACAGTGATATTCGATTTACTAATGGTAGCTGGACAGGAAATGCCTACGGCAAAATTCAACACCATGATAATTATTTGTACCTATCTGGCGGTACAAACGGAATTATATTTAGAGAAGATGGAACGGACAGATGGCATATGGATGGAAGTGGTCATTTCAGACCACATTCCGACTCAACCTACAATATTGGTTCGAATTCACACAGAGTTGCTAATGTTTATGCTGACACTGTTTACGGTGATGGTTCAAACCTAACTAACCTTCCTGCTTCTGGTCTTAGCTACGCTGGCATGTTAAAACATTTCTAAGATGCTAAGATTTAAAGAACTTGTCTTGACCAGTATTATCTAAAATTATGGCTGACACGATCACAGAATTTAGCAATCACGCAGGTAAAACCTATAGCGAATTAAAAGCAGGCGTTTCATTAGCGTCTACCACAGGAAGTCAGCAAGCAGTCGTAAGAGATGTTGCGATTAAAAATCCAAAAGGAAGAGCAGTAAAATTAAAAATAGGTAGCAATACAGGAATGGAAGTTGCAAATTCAAGTGCAACATCAGATGTCTTGTCAGGAACAGAATTACTTAAAGCCAGTAGTTCATTAGTTTTACATACTGAAGTATCACCATTGTTTACTCACTTTGAAATGATTGGGTGGGGCAACGGACACAGCCAAAATACCCTTCAAAGAGATACGACAATTAAATACAAAATAGGAGCAATTCCTTTTGAGTCGTATGGCGATGGGGCTAATGATGGAGCATGGGAACAGGGTGAATCTTCAACTCAAAGTGTAAGAAATGGAAGTTGGATGTATAGCATCAGCCATTATCGATATTTCACAGTTGGCGGTGCAAAACAAGAATGGTGGAGACGAGGAGGAGATAACGGATATGGTTCTAGAAATCGTCTATACAGAACTAATGCCAGTGGTGATGCAACATCTATGATGAACCCTTGTCATTTAATGTTTTACGATGGAAGTCAATATCTCTATGGGTTCTCAACAGGAAGCACTTATAAAAAATTCGACACAATAAACGATATAACCAATACCAACTCTACAAGCATTACTATTAGACCTGATGGAGGTAGTGCAACAAGTGGCTCAAATTATTTAGATTTTTCAACTTATGGGCCTTCTGGTTATTTTTACAAAGATCCGAGCACTGGAGTCCCTTATGCCTTGGTTTATGCACAAGATGCAAACAGTAGCCAAAGGAGAGCAAGAATAGTTGAATTGACAACTGGTAAATCAAGGATGATATATGATGTTAGTCACAGCAATTTATCAGGTTCGTTTGGTGCAAGCTCTGTTAGAAGGACATGTGGAATAGTTAGAGATTCTGCTGGTGATCATTGGGCATATATTGGAGCTATGAAGTCTAGTTCTTACGCAAATAATGGCAATACAATGTCTATTTGTAAGTTAGGTCAGAATATAACAACTAATTTCTTAGATCCTGGGCAGAATTACACATTAACTTATGCCTACGATGCTCTTGATGCTGGAATAGCTGATAAAGGGGCTGATGCTCAAAGAACTTGGTCATACAACATGGGTGGTGACGGAGAAGGAATTCATGCTCAAGCAGGGCACGCTTTAGAAAGTCCAGAGACGCCAAGATACGCTTTTCTTATGGGAGATAAATATGGTCGCAATACTGACAGACCGTCTGGCACCTATGGATGCAGATTAGATTTTGATAATGTTGCTGATTTATCAAAGTTTTTCACTCCTTTGGCTGGTGACTGGTCAGAAGGTAATGGACAATCAGGTATATATCGGGCATATACAGTGGATTCAGATGCTAATTCTGCATTTGGAACTGTAGATGTTCGCACTACAGGTATTTTAACAACCTAAACTATGGCACTACAAACAACCATTGCAGCGAGTAGTTCATCGTCTAGTAGCGGTGGCAGCACAGCAGCAGTAGCCTATTACGCAAAACCAGTCACGGCGATTGACATTCAAAGTTCAAGTAGTGGGACTATATACACTGTCGCTAGTGGATATTATTTCAAAGGGTATATCTGCCAAAGCAGTTATAATTACCCTTACAAAATAAACAGTGTAGAGGAATTTAGATATATTAACTTAGACGAACAATCTAACTACGCTCATGGTGGGGCACATGAAGTATGTTTGGCTTCAGGCACTACTATTCAAGGGCCAAACTCTGGCAACGTCGAAATTCACGGTAACGAGTATTTAGCATGATTAATCCTAACGACCTAAATGACAACGAAATAACAAGCGTTGTTGCCGATGATCTTACTTCTACATGGGAGATAACTGACTCTGCTTCAAAGAAATGGGTAGCAAAGTTGCCTAATTATGACCCTGAGACACGTATCGAATTTACATCAAAAGAAGACGTTGTAGCTGTTATGCAAGCTAAACTAAAAGAGAATCCTAATTATTGGGATATTTATAAAACTGCTGATGAACAAAAGGTAATAGACACTCCAAGAGAATCAGAAGAAGTTAGAAGGAAAAGAGATGAACTTTTAAATAAGTACGAATGGGCGGTAACTTCACCAGACCTGGCAGATGACAAGAAAGCAGAATGGAAAACCTACAGACAAGCTTTAAGAGACTTGCCTGCTCAAAGTGGATTTCCTTGGGAAGCTGATGGCATGACTTGGCCCACCAAGCCTTCTTAAAATGAAAGCAATCGCAATCACTTCTTTAGCTCTTAACGTACTAATTATTGGCACAGGTGTAGTTGGTTACTTGAATAAAGATAAGATTGTGAATACAATTCTGAATAAGGTAAAGGGTCAAATCCCTGAATTGGTTAAAGAATCAATGCCTTCAATGCCCACCACAACAGGATTGCCTAAGTTATGACACAGTTGAAGGAAGGTAACTATCTTCCTCTTCTCCTC